ATCCTGACCTTATACACGATCTCTCCAGAATTTATGTATCTATGAAAACTAACGGAGATAAAAATTTTGGATTCGAAAATAAAGATCTTTTACCAAACCCAGGCGTTGCGCTTGATCCTGTTGATGGAAAACCTTACGTTGTCTTAAAGTCAAATGAAATCAGAATCTTGGCGCGCCAAACAAAGGACGGACAAGAAGTAAAAGAAAACGGAAGCATAAGAATCATCAAAGAGGGTGCAAGAGAAAATGGGCACTCTGTTGATCAAGCTGTGATAACTTTTCAGCCTGACGGAACAATAATGATTGACGGCCCAAAGATTGTCATAGGTTCAGGTAATGAAAAGGATAATGGCCAGGGTGACCAGGTTTTAATAGGCGGGTCTTCTGCAGATCAACCTATAGTATTAGGCAACGAGCTAAAATCTTTAATGGAGAGTTTAATTACAGCTATCAAAGCAATTACCGTTCCGACAGGAACAGGGCCCTCAGGACCTCCGATAAACTCTGCACAATTTAATGATGTTTCTTTGAAGCTTAAAAATATGCTTAGCAAGGTCGGGAAAACTAAGTAATGCCTTTAAGCAATCAAGTTCTTTTTAGTGAGTTTGAAAAGTTCATGAACGCAGAAAGTGCAAGCTTTAATAATTTTCCTGTCAGCCCTGTTGAGTTCGGGCAATTATTTAGCAGTGCTGTTGACAAATATGTTTCAACAATTTTTCCTGCTGTGACTCCTGCAGCAAGAAGCCAAGGAAAAATCGCATTAAGTAGTGCATTAGCAGCTGTAGGGCCACCCCCGAAAGGATTACCGTTTACCGAAACCATATCAGCGGCAATGGCTGCTTATTCAATTACCATTGCTGGAGGAATGCTTCCAGCTTTTGTCGGTGTTCCGCCAGTGCAACCCATAGGAAATTTAATCCAGCCTGTCTTTGCTCTTGGTATGGCAAGTAGACCAAGCGCTGAGATTTTGAGTGCGATGTCTAAAATTATTCACAGTTGGTTTAAGACAGGTACAGCAACGCCTTCAGGTGGGGGCTCACCAATTCCGTGGTCATAAAATATGTGATCTGGTTATTTATAATTGAGTGTTTGTAAATGGCAACTATAAGTTTTAAATCTGTTGGCAAAAAGGCGACTGAGAACAAGACGCCTACTGCACCTGCATCTTTGCCCATCGGAATAACTACACCCATGCAGCTAGGCGAGGGCTCGGACGGCATTTTTAGAATGCATCGGGACATTGGAAATCAATTGACAGACAATCTTAGAAATCTTATTCTAACAAATCACGGAGAAAGATTAGGCCAGCACGATTTTGGCGCCAATCTTAAACAGCTTGTTTTTGATTATTCTTCTAATCCTGACTGGGAATCTGATGCCATGTCTAATATAAAAACTGCCGTTGCTAAATTTATGCCCTTCGTGGAATTAGAATCTTTCGAGACAAGCATAGATACTAATAACGATCCACAGTTAGCGACAGTGTCAATTACTGTTTCATTTAATGTCCCTGCGGCCGGTGTCTCCAATAAGGCAGTCAGAGTCTTCTTCGAGGCTGGAGGTTAATTCATGGCTCAAAATACAAAAAAAGATTTAATACAGATTAAAAACAGAAGTTTTTTAAACAAGGATTTTGAATCTTTTAGAGCAGAACTACTTGAGTTTGCGAGAACTTACTTCCCAGATAGAATACAAGACTTTTCTGACCCATCTCTTGGTGGTCTTTTTCTTGATCTTGCATCTTATGTCGGGGATGTATCTTCCTTTTACTTAGATCATCAATTTAGAGAACTAGATCCCCAAACAGCAGTCGAAACAGCAAACATTGAAAGGCTTGCTCGCGCAGCAGGAGTAAAAATATCTGGAGCTTCTCCTGCAGTTGCCGTAGTTTCATTTACTATGGAGGTTCCAGCTGAGCAAAAGGGAAGCAAATTCCAGCCTCAGGAGTCAGCGCTACCAATTCTTATTAAAGATTCGACAGTTTTAGCAAATAACGATATCGTGTTTAACGTTGTTGACAATGTTGATTTTTCAGAGAAAGATGAGGTCGGTACATTACTAGCAGACATACAAATAAGGTCGGTAGATGCTTCTGGAAATCCTGTCTCTTACTTAGTTACCCGTGATGTGACATGCGTTTCAGGAGATAGAGTAGTTGAGACTTTTGAGATTCCAGATACTTTTGAAGCTTTTAGAACTATAACTTTATCGAATTCAAACGTAAGCCAAATACTTGACGTAAGAGATTCTACTGCAAACATTTACTATGAAGTTGAGTCTCTTGTTCAAGACACAGTATATGTGGGTGTTAACAATCTTAGTGATGATAACTTTGATGTTGACCAATCTCTAGAGGTTCGACCTGCTCCTTTTAGATTCGTTACGAATTCTTCTACTTTGACAGGGTTGACAACGATGAGATTCGGTTCGGGCCGAGGCGATACTTTAGATAGAGATATAGTTCCCGACCCTTCTGAGTTAGCTCTTCCGCTATTTGGAAAGAACAATTTCAGCAGATTCTCTATTGACCCGGAAAACTTGTTAAAGACAAGAACTTTAGGTATTTCTCCAAAAGGCACAACTTTGTCTGTACAATACAGGTTCGGAGGAGGGCTTAGTCATAATGTAGGTGCTAGATCTATTTCCTCATTAGGGTCTATTGCAATGAGATTTCCAAAAACTCCCGCAGCGTTAGTCGAAAGGTCAGTCAGAACTTCTGTGGTTGTCACGAATAAAGATACTGCAGTCGGGGGAGAAGATGCGCCTGACATTGAGCAAATTAGAGGTTTGATTAATGCATCTAGAAATCTACAGTCAAGAATTGTAACAAAAAAGGATTTACTGGCAAGAGTCTACACAATGCCTTCAAATTTTGGAAGAGTTTTCAGAGCGTCAGTTCGAGAAAACCCAGTAAATCCTCTTTCGTCTCTGATGTTTATTATTAACAGAGACGCATCAGGGTTTCTACAGACTTCTCCTGACACCTTGAAGAAAAACTTATCAAAGTACTTAAATGACTTTAGGCTTATTGCCGATGCGATTGACATTCTTGACGCACAAATTATTAACATCGGAATAGATTTTGAAATTGCTGTGGATCCTAACTTTAACAAAGAAGCTGTTCTCAAGCAGTGCATTGAAAAACTCACAGCATATTTTAATATCGAAAACTTTCAAATCGATGAGTCTATTTTAATATCAGATATTACAAACTTAGTCTACAACGTAACAGGCGTAACTTCAGTCACAAACATTAAGATGCGCAACATAACTGGAAATGTTGGTCAAAGAACTTATTCAAATAATTCTTACAATGTTGTCGCAAACATTAGAAAAGGTATATTGTTTCCACCTCCTGGAGGAATATTTGAGGTAAAATTCCCTAATTTAGATATTAGAGGAACAGTAAGCTAGGAATGAAAAATGTATAGAATTCTGACAGCGTCTAAAGATTGCTACATTACAAATAAAATTATTAATAATTCCTTTAGAGTTACTGACGCTAATACAGGTCAAGCAGGTACACTCGATCTGTTTAAGCTTTACGACGAAAGCAGGATCTCAGGTGAGACGACCCCTACAGAGCTTTCAAGAATTTTAGTAAAGTTTGATCTTAATCCTCTAAGGGCGCTAACTGGAAGCATTCTTGATATCACCAGCGATACTTTTAAGTGCCACTTAAAGCTTTTTGATGTTGCTGGAGGTCAAACTTTACCTTCTAATTTTAAAACTATAGTTTTTCCTCTTTCTAAATCTTTTGACGAAGGAGTCGGAAGAGATGTTACAAGATTCCAAGATATAGATGCAGCAAATTTCATAACTGCTTCAATTTCCGGTGATTCTGCAGTCGGCTGGACAGCCCAAGGAGCAAACCAGCAAGGCTTATTGAACTCAGATGACTTAGACATAATCGGATCAGGTAACTTAAATGACGGAGAGGGAGTTTCTTTCTTATACGGGGAACAAACTTTTTCTGACGGAACAGAAGATTTAAATATTGATGTTACGAGAGTGATATCTGGTACTTTAGCAGGACAAATACCTGACTACGGATTTAGAATATCTTTTTCTGGTTCTCAAGAAACAGATCAAAAAACTAGATTCGTTAAAAGATTTGCATCAAGAGATAGCTTAAATACAAGAATAAGACCTAGACTTGAAATCAAATTTAGAGATGATATCCAAGACCACCATGAGTCATTTTTCTTCAATACGTCAGGCTCTATTTTTCTAAATCATTTTTCTAGAGGTGCTGCTGCGAACCTAGTTTCAGGATCTAGTTTAATCGGTGTGTCAGGTTCTGACTGCATGAGCGTAATGATTAAAACAGGATCGTTTGAGAAAGAGCTTTCAGCATCCCAGCACTCTTATGGTGCTTCTCTGTTTGCATCAGGAGTATACTCAGCAAGTTTTGCTCTCAATTCTTTTGATACAACAGTTATTACAGGATCAACAACTGTAGCTGACTTCGTAAGAGATAGTGGGTCAATTAGCTTTGATGTTTTCTGGAGAACAAATGATAAAAGCTATACGTTTCACACAGGAAGCCTCAAGATAAACAGGCCAGACACTTCTGGTTTTAGCAATACACCAAAAAGATTAATAGTTAGCATCCAAAATGCTAGAAGTGCTTACAAGAAAGGTGAAAAGGTAAGAATTAGATTTGTTGCATTTGATGACGATGAAGTTGTACCTTCCTCCAAAGTTCCTTTTGTAAGAACTAGCTTGATTTTTACTCAATGCTACTACAGAATTAGAGATGAGTATTCAAATGACGTCATAATACCATTTGATACAACAGACAATGCAACTCTCCTTTCAACAGATTCAGGCGGAATGTATTTTGATTTATTTACCGACGACTTTTCAACAGGAAGAGTTTACTCAATTGATATCTTGATAAAGGATTTAGGATCAGATCAGGTTTACAAGAGAGTAGGTGGAACGTTTAGGATTGAATAATGACTAACAAGTCTAGGCTTCAAAATTTACGTCCAGGTGTGTTCTCCTCAGCACTTAGAAGGCAAAATGTCGATGGCTCCAAAAGCTTAATCAACAAAACAAATGAAGACCTCGAAAAATCCTCTATCGCAACTTCAAATTATTTTCTGTATGACAGCCCAGAAACAGGAATTAAAAACACACAGCAGCTTCCCTTAGATTTTTCAAAGTTTGAGAATCACACCTTCTTCAATTCAGCTCAAGCAAATGTCAATGTCGCTTTTGACAATATTGTTAATAAGTTTCCATTTGACGGAACTCGACTAGAGTATGAAAATTATCTTAACGGCTTAACAGGTTTTGAAAACTATGTTTTGTCTCAGTTTCCGAAGAATATGGGTTTTTTGCTTTTCTCAGGCTCTGCAGGTACGACTACCACCGAAGGAACGTACATCAAGGTTATGGATTTTAAAGGTAGTCAATTTACTGATTTCTCAAAAGACAAGTCAGGAAAATCTGTCTTAAACCCAGAGAAAAAGAGTTTCTCTCTTGAGTGTGTTTTAAATTTAACTCCGGAACAAAACGGCAACCAGGTAATATTTCAAAAAATGTCTGGGTCTAACCTAGGCTTTACGCTTGCAGTTTCACAGTCAGCCTCTACTTCTCAAGCTGATTTAATTTTTGGTCTTTCTTCTGGTAGCGTCAAGTTGTTCACTAGCGCATCGGTGACTAAAGATGCTTTCAATCATGTTGTTGCATCATATGACCGAAGCTCCGGAGAGAATAATTTAAAGCTGTATGTAAATCAAAGCTTAGTTGCTTCATCCTCAAATCAAGCTTCTTTTAAAGTAATTCCTTTTGATTCTTCGCCCTTCCTTATAGGTTCAGGTTCCACTCATCAATTAATTGGCATGAGCGGTGAAACAAACTTTGTCCCATCTGAGACTTACACTGGGTCTTTAGACGAAGTCAGATTCTTTCATAGCTTAAGATCGCTCGGGGATCAGAAAAAATTTGCAAATAGAAATGTTTTTCCATCATCTGACTTGAAGTTATATTTTAAATTTAATGAACCTTCAGGTACTTTTGGAAATAATGCGCTTGTATTAGATAGCAGCGGTAACTCATTGCATTCTTTGGTTTCAAATTATGTCTCTTACATGAGAGAGACAGGAAGTTTAGGCGTAGCACTCACGCAAGAAAACCCTGAATTGAATCCTGTTCTTTTTCCAAAGTATGGAGGGGTTCAAAACTTAAATATTGATTTGCTTGTCACAGCAAGTATTTATGATGATCAAAATCCAAACTTAATTACAAAACTTGTTCCTCCACACTACTTTGATGAAGGGTTTAGTTTATTTGGGTTTAAGAACTTTAATCAGCCGCTTAATCAGCATTACTCAGGAAGCAATCTTCCGGGCTCAGGTGACTTAGGTTCTTCTCAAATACTTTCTGCAATTCTCTATGTTTGGGCAAAACACTTTGATGAGATAAAAGCTGTAACTGATCACATGTCACAGGTCACTCACGTCGGATATGATGATGAGGAAAGCGCCGCAGATCAATTTCTTCCCTTTGTTTCAAGATATTTTGGCTTTGAAATGCCTCCTATTTTTACAAACGGAAACCCAGAACAGTTTTATCACAATCAAGATCTAAATGTTGATTTCTCTAATAATAAAATGTCGCTAATGAAAATTAGAAACAGTATTTTAAGAAGAATTCTATCAAATGTCGGAGAGACAATTAGATCCAAGGGTACTGTGCATAGTGTTAAAACTGTTCTAAGGTCTTTTGGCCTAGATCCTGACTTATATGTTAGAATAAAAGAGTTTGGCGGTCCAAAGGCGTTTTCTTTATCTGATTTAAGATATGATAGAGCAGTTGTTACTTCTGAGTTGAACTTTTCAGGAACGCTCTCGGCGGCAGGCTCTACAGATGCACAAGGTGTTTACGATAACAGACCTTTCTTACGAGGTGGATATCTTACTGGTTCTAGAATTGAAGTAGGGTCACCTGAGCCTGCTGGGACATTTGTACTAAAAGGTAGCACTCATGAGAGTCAAGGATATGGGCTTCACGGTATATCAAACGACGCAAATGATGGTCTTTTCACTTCAGGATCTTGGACTTACGAAGCCATTTACAAATTTCCAAGAAGATTTACACATAATTTAAGCTCTTCAATAGCATACCCGCTAAGTCAAAGTCTTGCAAGACTACATGTTACAGGTTCAGGCGTTATCGCTCCTTACGAAGGAGTTGTCGCAAACATGCTTCTCATGTCAGGATCAGGTGATAATAATGACGGTGTAGTCACTTTGTGGGTAAGAAACAACACGTCAGGTCCGTCTATCGCTACTTTGCCAAGCCTTAAGCTTACAATACCTTTTGTCTCAGTAAGCAATGGTGAAATATGGAACTTTTCTTTTGGTAGAGAAAGAGCTGAAGCGCCTGTAGTTTCTTCTTCGTACTTCTTAAGATGCGCTCGACAGACAAATGGTAGAATAGATCAAATTTTTACAACTTCCTCATTTTATATGGAAGATCCTGATGCAGACTTTTCAAACAACGTTTTCCAAAATAAGAGCACAAACTTCAACTCGTCAGGATCATTTGTTGTAATTGGATCTCAAAATATCGGCGGACACAAAGACTTCTTTTTAAACAATACAAACGAAGATGAGCAAGCAAGAGTTACAGATTTTGCAGGAAATGTTTCAAATATTAAATTTTGGTCAAAAGCACTAACTGTAGATGAGTGGAAAGAACATGTTAGAAACCCTGACTCCTTAGGGGTTCAAAATCCCGACACAAACTTCAGTTTTGTAACCCAAAAAACAGGGTCATTTGAAAGATTAAGGATGAATTTTTCACTCGACCAGCCAGTGACTGCTTCAAACACCTCAGGCCAGCTTGAAATAATAGATTTTTCTCAAAATCAAATTACAGGACAGCTCTCATCTTTTGCACCTAATGCAGATGTCTTTCACAATGAAAAAAGATTTACTAGTACGGTCTCACCTAATTTTGATGAAAATTTAAACAGCGTAAAAGTAAGACCTAGAAGCTTCGAAAACCAAGAAAATAGAGATGAGTTTAGTGCGGCAGCAGCACCAATGTTTGAAATCCCTCGGGATGAAGAACCTCAAGACGACCCTAGGTTTTCTCTAGAGTTTTCAATTGCTGATGCACTTAACGAAGACATTTCAAAGCTTTTTGCAAATCTAGATGTTATTGATGATGCGATTGGAAGCCCTAACCTAGAGTTTGAAGAAGATTATCCTGACCTTGAAACATTAAGAGATATCTACTTCAATAGGCTTACTGAAAAAATTAACTTTAAGCAATTTTTTGAATTCTACAAGTGGTTTGACACATCAATTGGTGTGCTAATCGACCAGCTTATGCCAAAAAAGGCAAATTTCTTAGGCGTTAACTTCGTCATCGAGCCTCATGCTTTAGAGAGGGCCAAGCTTAGGCGGCACACAGGAAACTACTATACAACTGATCATTACACACCTGGAGACGTTTCATTCAGTGCAAATCGAGGAGCAGGATCAAATCAAAATAGAGATGATTTTCCAGATGGAAATTCTCCTGACAACCCTAACCAACCAAACCCAAATTCATTCGACACACAGATTTGTGACGCTTATGATGGTGGGTATGGTGGCACTGGTGCGACCTGGTCGAGGTAATTTTTCATGTCATTTAATCCAAAAGTAACCTATAAATACGAAGTAGCTTTTCAAGATAATCAAAGTGTGTCAAAAATTGACAATCAGGCAAAGAAAGCAACTCCGCCAAGCCTGGACAAGAAAAGAGAGAAACCTGACAGCAAGTACGATCCACATTCTCCTGACTATGATAGAGATATTGCAAAAACTAAGACAAAAGCTAACTGCGTTGGAAAGTTTACACAAGGAGTTAGTGCGAAAAACAAAACACCATCAGGAAATCGTGTGCTTCCACTTGTAGGAACAGGTTTAAATGACAATGCTGTTGAAACTTTAAATTTTGGCCAAGCTAAGGAATTTAAATCAAACGAGTCTTTTGAAGACATTGCTTCAATAACTAAGTCTGAAATAAAATCTGATAAAACTGTTGATTCTGCTGTTATTGACTTTGTAGAAGCAGGAAACAAGCAAACTTACGCTCTAAACTTGGTAAACAAAGCGCACGATGATCCTGAGCAGTTTGATGGAGTAATTGAAGTGTTTACGATTAGAGATGTGTTATCTCACACATCCACTGAGACACCTTTAATCGCAAAATCAGTTAAGGGCGCTCTATCTAACGGAAACATTGACTCTTTTGGAAAGACGTCTATGATCGAAAGTTTAGTCCCGCTTTCAGGTTCATCTGGGACCTCTCTTTTTCTCGATGGCTCAGAAAGAATGGGCTCAATACTCATGCCGACAGCTGTTTGGGAAAAAGACAAAAATGTTTTACCTTTTGATTCTTCGCAAAATGAAAGAAACAATTCAAACAAGCAGTCGCTTTTGTTAAGTGCATCTTCTGATATGATAACTGCAATAAATGCGCTAACACCTCAGACTGAACAGTATCCTCCAGCAGGTTTTAAGTCTTCTCGAACAGGCTTTATATTTACTAATGGTGCGTTTGGTGTCGATTCAATCGCATTTGGAAGCTTAAAAAACGATGCCTAAGAAGAGACAGAATAGAATAGGAACAGTAATAAGCTCATCGGGAATTACTTCCCTATCGCCCAGAGTTTATCTTCGTAATATTGATAATGCATCAGGATCATATCCAACAATATCACGAATGGGAGATACAAGATCAGGAGTATACTCTGCTTCCTTTGATGATACTAGCGTTATTTTTGCAGGTGCAGCTGAAAACATGATATACGGCAGGCAAATACTGTCCTCTAGCCAATATTTGAGTGATTTTACTGCGACTCCAAGTACAAACCCGTCTTTAACTGGGCCAAGCACAGGGTCTTTTGGAGTTTCTGATCAAAGAATTGAAGTTCGAAAAACAGGCCAAGATATTGTACCTTTTGTTGAGCATAGAATTTTTGCTTGCGATCCTTCGACTATTATTGATCCGTTTTATTTAACGGGAAGCAATATCGCAGATATGGGTCTTGGTTTTAAATCGCCTCTAAAAGATAAGACAAAGATAGAAATAGACATAAATCCAAGTGAGCAGACTAAGCTGTTTTTCACAACAGGATCAAATACCGGTGTTATTAATTCTGGCTTAGCTTACTACAATTTTGACTTAGATAGATTTGAAGTTCACGGAGACTTAACCACAGGAAGTAATATTGACTTCTTCAATCCAGATCCTTTGATGAGATCCGGGTCAATGCTAGCGTTTGCTCCTTCTTTTCCAATTACAGATGCAGTAATTCAAAGAAATTCAGGATTTCCAACTACTCTATCAGGTTTTCCGTTTGATAAAAAGTTCAATGCGACCGGTTCGCAGCTATTTAAAGCATCTGATATTATAAGTGCACCCTTCTTAGTAGAAAAAATGGTGTATGAGTTTAGCGGGTCAATGCCTTTCCTCTTTACAGGCACAACTCGCGCTAATATTATGCAGTTCTTTATTTTAAATCAAAGAGGATATAGCATATCTGAAAGAAATATTAGAACATCCTGGAGAAACACCCGGAATTTCATTTCTGAATACGGCGGCTCAACTGTCACAGGAAGCTTTTTTGTTAATAACATTAAGGATATTGTGAATGTTGCTCAAGTTTCTCTCTATGATTCAACAGCAGAAGCTGCAGGAATAGACCAACTAGGTATAGCTAGAGACTTAAACGTAGAATTTGACAGTCTTGCGACTGCCCCAACTAGTACTTTTGTCCTATCTTCTCTT